GCCGCCCTCGTCAATGTTGCTGATACCGAGGGAACGGCCGATAAGGAACTTGATAAAGGTCTTGCGACCCTTAACGTCCTTGCTGGACTTCTGGATGTACGAATACAGGGAGCCAGTCTCGGTCTCAAGCTCGTCGTTGAGCCCGGGCTCCCACGTGTCGTACGCCAGATCGTTAAGCGTAGCGAGTGACAAATTTACCTCAAAGGTTGGTGAGAAACGGGGTTACTAGGCGACAGAAACCCTCTAGGGGTGAATATGTTTTCTGCCACCGAACCGCGCCGTCTCTCACCAACCGAAGAGGCATCGCCGCGCGTATTACTTTGGGAACCGTACCGCAATCGGTACTTTCCCGTTACGCGCTACTCGTTAGGAATCCCAAGCCTTTCTGCGGTCCTAGCGAGTGCCGACTGAATACCGCGACCCGGAGGGGCGTCACCGGGCACGCCCGAGGGGGGTGCCGACGTCATTGGCCCAGAGTTGGTCGACGTTGCTGCGCGTGCCATACGCTTCTGGTACATCGACTCAATCTGGTTCCACGTGCTGTTCATCAGCTGGGGAATCTCGTCGAGGTCGACCTGCTGGTTCTGCAGGCGCGAGATCGCCGACTCCCACAGGAACGCCTTTTCCGACTCCTCAAGACCGTTGTCGTTCGACACACGGTCCAGCTGCCCCTGCAGGTCTGACACCAAACGCTCGGTCTGAAGCTGCTGCTGCATCTGCTCGCGCTCGCGGGCAAGCTCCTGCTGCATATCTGCACGCCACACGTCGCGAAGCTGGTACGGGTCAACCCCACCGGAATCAGCGCCGTAGTTGGTGTAGTCCTCGTACTGGCTGTCGTCCTCGTAGTACTGCTGGTCGACGTACCCGGCGAACGGGTCGTCGCGCTCGGCGCGGATCTGGTCACGAAGGGACATCAGCTCTGAAAGCGACTCGTCGTCGCCAAGGTGGCCCCAGCGACGGAGCGCCTGCTCAAGCGTTGCCTCGTGGGAATCAGCAGCAGTCAGCTCCGACACCCAGTCAACGTACTGCCGCACCTCGTACGGGTTCAGCTCATTGGGGTCGATACCGGCCTTCTCCCACGCTTCCCACGAAGCGCCGGAAACCCCCTCGCCCCCGTCGGGGGCATCGCCAGAAAGTTCCTCAGTTGACAAGAACTACTCCTCGTTGTCTTCGTTATCGACGGGATCGTCGGCCTCGTCGTCCCACACAAGGTCGATGTTTCCCGGCGCCGGGGCAACCGGCGGCTTGAGTGCAGGTGCCACAAGATCCGGCTCGGGGACAAGATCCACCCCAAGCCGTTCCACGTTGCGGCGCACCTCGGCGCGAGAGATCACGCCGTACTCACGCAACATAAGCAGGGCCTTGGTGTCCCTCTCGAAACCCGGGGGGAACACCTGCTCTGGTTTACTGCTGCTGTTCGTCGCCACTAGGGGCCTCCTCCTCGGGCTTGTCCTCGGCGTTTACGTTGTCGGGCTCTTCCGCTTCGCCCGGCGGGGGCGCCTGCTGGGGCTGCTCCGTCGGAGCCATCTGCCCCGCGACCGACAGCGCGTTCTGCTGAATACGCTGGAGGTGGGCGTTGTGGTGCTCGCGCAGCGCCTGCTTGACAAGCGGGTGAAGCTTGTCGTACCCCTCGCTAAGCAGCACCTGCTCCATAGCGATGATGTGCTCGGGGTCCTTGTCGAAGTACTCCGGCATCGGGATCTCCACCCCGACGTCTGCAAGCGTCGGAGGACGGATACCGCGCATTGCCAGCTCTTGCGGGCCGTACTGGCTTGCAATCTGGCCGAAGCGGGTGATCAGGCTGTTCAGCTCGTGCCACTTAAGGTCAGCGTCCTGACGGGCGCCAAGCGCCAGCATTTCCGAACTCTCCCGCTTCTGGCGCTGCTCCTGCGCGCGCTCGTGGCGGAGGATGTCGTCGACGTTGCCTTCAATCAGCTGCGTGGACCACGGCTTGATATCCACACCGCCGTACTGGGCCATCATCATTACCGTCTGCAACTGGGCAGCCCGCATCTTGGGGGTAATCGAGCCGGTGACCTTGAACCTGTTGTTACCGCGCAGGTGCGACCCCATAAACGCCAACAGGTCCGACGAATCGTCAAGGCCCGGCAGGGTAATCATTCGCGGCATCTGGAAACGGTCGCCGACCTCCTTGAGAGCGCGCGAGACGCCCCACTCCATCACGCTGACAAACTCCGCAGCGGTGGCGCTCAGGTTCTGCTCGTTCTGCTGGATCAGGGTGTTAAGGGACACCGCTGCCTCGATACCACGCCCCGGCGCCTGACCACGCGAGGCGTCGTGCATCGTTGCAATCTCCGCCATCGTGCCCTTAAGCCACTCAAGGTGGTTGTTCAGCACCGCCGACGGCTCGCTCGGCGTGGTCATAAAGCGCGGCTCGGGGTAGCCGCCGTGCACCTGCACAACGCCTTCCTCGTTGTAGACCGACTTGCTCCGCAGAGCGCCTGCGGCAACCACGAGCGGCGGGCGGGCAACACGGTCAAGCCACTCACCGACCTGAGAAAGCGTGCGGTTCCAACGCACCTGCACAGGCGACAGCTCGTCAGCCGTTCCGCGGCAGCGCATATAGTGCCCGCCGTCGGGCTTGGGCGTGTACGGACGGTAAGGAAGCTCGTCCTCGTCCCACGGCTCTACGACGTACGGGTCACCGGCAGCGGCGTCCAGCCACTTGCAGTGCAGACCCTTGGGGAAGTCCCCCGACGGACCTGACGGCAGAATGAACGCCTCGTGGACCAGCAGCGCGTCCTTGTGGGAGAAGTTGCGGACCTCGCCGTCTTCTTCCTCAAGCTGGACGTTGCCGGGAAGCTGGGCCGTCTCGCCAAGGCCAAACTTCTTTTCGCCAAGCGTTTCCTGCGACCGCTTGAGCATATCCTGCACCGGGCGACCGGCTTCACGCTCAACGCTGTCGCGGTGCTGCACGCGTGACTCGATAATCCAGCGGCAGTCTTCCCAGCGCGTCGTAATAGGGTCGACCGAAAGCGCGCCCGGCCTTACGACGCGGAAACCAACGTCGCCTTGGTAGCTGGTGATCTGCTTCCACAGCTGCTGGCCGAGGGGGTCCTGCAGCTTGAGAGCTGTCAGCTGGTTGGGGTCGTTGATCGGGTTGCCCTCGGCGTCGAGGTACAGCTCAACCCGGCCGCCCTTGAACCGGTCAAACACCACGTTGAGGAACGAGATACCGTCGATCTCTGCCGTAAGGCACAGCTGGCGGAACACGTGGTCAAGCTCCCAGCAACCGGTTCCCCACTGCGACTCAACAAACCGGGTGGCAAGCCGCGCGGCGTCCACCGTTTCCTGATCGTTGGAGTTAGGGATCACCGTAAACGGCGGCCGCTGGAACGTGAGGGTGGCAACGCGGCCGTCGATAAACGGGCGCATGATGTTCACGGTGTCGCGGCGGCGGCCACTGGGGAGCCGGTCAACAGGCGACAACGTACGGACGTTGTTGCCGACCACGCGGAGGTACTGCTCGCCGCGGTACATCAGGCGGTTACGCTGCCAACGGGTCCGCTCGCGGCGCTGGATCTCCTTGCCGCTCTGGTAAAGCTCCGTCAGCTTTGCGCCGAGGGACTGCTTGCGCTTGGCCTCGCCGCGGTACAACGCGGCGTAGCGGCCAATCTCAGACTCCTGCCCGGGTGTGATCTCGGTACTCAAAAGGTTTCCTTACGTAACCGTTCCTGTTGTGTTGCGTCCGGTACCGCTCCCAGCAGAACCCGGTGTGGTGCGCCCGCCACCGTCGGACGAAGTGCCTGCGTTGTCACGTCCTGTTGCCAAAGTCACGGAGCCCACGGCGGTGCGTCCGCCAGCTCCAACAAACGCTCCGGCGGTGTCACGGCCGTCGCCCAAAGACGGCTGGCTGCCAAAACCGCGATTGGGAAACAGGGCGTGCAGGGCACTTATCGAAACTACAGCGGCCGAAGTCACAAACGCAACAAAGTCTGTAGCTACGCCTGACGCAGCAGACGCGCCGGGGAACACAACGCTTGAGTCGTTTGTGCTGTTGTAGGCGCCACCAGCAACAGACGTTTCACACGAAACACCGGACGCTGTGTGACGCGTTGATTCGTAAGCGCTCGACGCCACCGACGACTGAGACGGCAGCACGGCAGACGCAGAAACCGTTGTGTCGTACGGCAGGAAGTTCAGGCTGGTAACCACGTGCGACGCAGCAACAGCGGACAGCGGAACCAGAATTGACGCTGCGGTGTTACTCGAAGCAGCTACTGTCGAGGACGGAACGTACGACGCCCGCTTCTCGGGGGCAGCTGAGGCACCGCTTAACCCAGAAACCGTAACGGAAACTTCGTAAACAGCCCCAGAGCTAGTGAGGAGGAGGAGGAGCGTCACGATCTAGGCGGGGCCGATGTCCTCAATCATCATCTGACGAGCGCCATCAGCGGTCGTCGCTGTTGCGTACGACTGAACGCTGGTGTTGGAGGTATTCGCCTTGAACTGAACCTTGAACGTTTCTGTCGAACCAGATGAAGGTGTCTGCACCATGTACACAAGAGTCACCGGTGCAGCGGTACCAGACTGGAGTGTTGCTGGTTCAAGCGACCAATACGCGACAACATTTGAGGAGCCACGGAGGACGCGGTAACTCATGCCCTGCAAGCCGCCTGCCGGGTAGGGGCGAACATTCAGTGTCAAGCGGAGAATCCTGTCTTTCCCGTAGGTAACAGAGGAAGAAAGGCCCTCGTCTTGGAAAGTCGTCTGTGATGACGTAAGTATCTGGGTAGAGGTCTTTTCATCCCTCCCCACTAACTGACGGAACGCATACCAGCCAGTCCCGTCATACGTCAGTTGCTTCTTGGTGTCAGTCTCATAAATCTCCTGCCCCTCAAACGGACTCGCGGGCCGCGTGGTCGAGGTGCAGATGATGGTGCCGGTCGTGACGGCGGGCCACTGGGTTGCCTGCACGATCTTGGACACGGTGAGCGTAATTGGTGCTTGTGTAGTCGTTCCGTTTCCTGCGTAAACAATACCGTTAGACAAGTAGTTATAGGCACGAACCTCATAAGTGTGCGAGCCGGAGGTCGGTACGTCACGATATGTCAGCAAAGCCGGTGCGTTGACATTTGCCTGAGCAACAACTCCCCAATAGCGCACAAACTCTGCACCGTCTTTCAACAGCGAGATGAATGTGGCTGAACCAGTTGTTGCTCCTGCAACAACCTGCGGCAGAAAACACCTAATCTCTACAGGCCCTCCGTCGCACACCACGGTCATCGGCGGAACAACTGATGTCGCACTTGTGCCCGGTGAACTGCTGCTGATGGAAATACTTGACGTCGTTACCTGCGAGTACCCCAACTCCACCAGCCCGCCGCTCGCGGTCACTACCTGAGTGTCGGTGAGAGAGGTCATCAGGCTGCCTTCACTCGGATCGGCGTCGCGCTCATGTAGATGCTGTAGAACGAGGCAGTTCCGCCTATGTTCGCGTTAGTCCAGACAAGCGCAATCGCCTGACTGGCGGCAGTTACCGTCCCCCGCTTCTGTGCGCCTAGGACATAACTTGTTGCCGCGCCACCACCAGCGAGCGAGTCTGATGCGTCCCAAGAAGCGGGCGCTGCACTGGCGTATGAGATGAAAACTCCCGGCGCTGGTGAGGAGTTGCTCGTCTTGGCGTTTGCGTTGACGCGAGTGATGTAGTCGCCAGCGAGTGGAGCCGTAATCGTCGGAGAACCGCTCAGGCCGCTGTTGACATAGTTACTTGTTGATCCCGTGGCCGGTGATGAGTAGGTGCCGACCGCGCTGGCGGTGAGCGGAGAACCCCCAACGAACTTCCACGGATACGTCCCGGTCGCGTCGTACTGAAGGTCCCACGCAACGCCGTTCGTCGCATCAGCGATGTACGTCACGACGTCACCGAACTGCGGGTTGGCGGGCAGCGCCGTGACAATCGGGGGGGTGGAGCCGTAGGCAAGGCCCGAGCGCGGGGCGTCGGCGACGGCCCTGATGATGTAGTTGGTGACGAGGAACGGGGGAACGACGTTGTGGCGGCTAGCAGCGTTGGCTGCTGCGGAGTTGTTTACCGTGATGCCGGTGCCGACGCCACTTGTCGCCCTGATTTCGTACAGGCCATGCCCAGTGAAGAGGCTTGCTGGCGCTGCCCCACCGGGGAAATTTCCTCCATAGACACCAAAAGTGTGGCTGTGGCCGGGGTCTGTGATGCCGTGGTTGTGCGCCGACGTACCTGACTCTGCGCCAGTCAGCAGGTGCGTTTCCTCGCCGCCCCACTGCCCGCGAGTACGCGCCGTCTGCGCGGTGCCACTCGGCGCACCTGTGCCGGATGCGTTCAGACCGGTGCCAGTACCCGCACCCATCGGCACACGCCCACGAAGGTCCGGCACGTTGAAGTTTGCGCCCGACCCGCCGTAGGTGTAACCCAGTACCGAGAACAGTTCGGGATACACGGACGTTGAGTACGAGGTCCCGTCACACAGCAGCCAGCCAGTTGGGGCCGACGCACCTGCATACGCCTGTAGCGAACCGACCGGGTTCGGGGATACCGCGTTGACAAACTGTGCGCCGAGCAGCGCCATTAGTCGCTCTCCGTGAAGATCGCCACGGTCTGAGTTCCGCTCGCTGCCTTCGCGTGGACCGCAGCGGTGGGGGAGCGGTCAATCGTGAGCGCCTGCCCCGGCGCGAGCCGGATGCCCTGATTGTCCGTGACGCCCGACGCGCCGATCCAGACGTAATCCGACCCGAGGTTCGTAAGGACGATGGTGCGGCGAGTGGCCGACGAAGCGACGATCTGGCCCGAGGTCGTGGTAACCGAGGCGCTGGTGCTTGCGATGGTCGCGCCGCGCTCGATCACGGCCATCGTTCCGGTGCCAGCGTTCGCGGTGACGGTCCAAGAGCCCGACTGGGTGACGCCACCAATCACGTTGGATCCAGCCGGGAGCGACGGCAGCGTGGTGATCGACCCGATGTTCCAAGTGCCGCTCTGGGTCACCGCGCCGATCACGTTGGAGCCAGTCGGCAGGGATCCGCCGGAAAGCGCCACGGTGACCGTGGCGTTGGAGAGCTTGACCTTCAGACCGTCGGTGTCGGCGTCAACGTGGGTGCGCGAGCCGTCAGCCGAGTAGGCCAGCTTGACCAACTGCACGTGCCCGGTGCCCGAGTCGTCGGTGGCGACGACCGGGCCGCCGGTCATGGAGTTCAGGGTTACATCGTCTGCCACGACGCCCCCTAGGTCAGCGTGATGTCGAGGTCACCGGGCTTGAAGATCACGGTGTCGTACTGTGCGACACTGATCGAAGTGCCAAGGTCGGCGTAGGCAATCAGGTTTCCGCCGGTCGAGGCGTCGCAGATACCCACGTACGTCACCGTTCCCCAGCTGGCAGTAGCCATCGGAAACGTGATCAGATTCGTGTTTGCGGTTGCCCCACCCGAAGCGGCGTCAAAATTCGACGAGTTGTTGGTCACCGCAACGCGTGCGTAAGACCCACCAGAAGGCTCTCCCGCGGTAGACCCTGTTGACGAGTCGGACAAGCTCGCGGTCCACAGCCCCACGTAGTAGGTGGCCGGAAGGCTGTAGGCGACGTTGCCAAACAGGTAGCCAACGACCTTGTTCTCAAAGTAGTCGCTGAAGCCAGAGGGCATTAGCCAGTGACCTCAATCACGCGCACCACCTTGTCGGCGGCGGCGGCAACGGCGTACCACTGGTACTTGGCCGACGCGTCGGTCTGGAAGCTCTGCGTAATTTCAAACTTTGCCCCGTCAGCCACAGTGATGCCGTTTGACGTGGTTACACCGGGTCCTCCGACGTACACCGTGGCACCGGAACCGTTGTGCACCACAAAGCGGCGGCGGTTGTGCGACGCGTTGAACAGCGCTGTTGCGCTGGTTCCTACGGTCACTGTCTTTTGCGAAACAGGCACTACAGCTCCTCGTATTCTTCGCTCAGGCCCGCAAGGTCGTCGTCAAAAGGCATCAGGGAGTCGGGGGCCTCAAGCCACGCCTTGTCCATTTCCGCGACAACGTCCGCTGCAACCGTCTCGGTGGGGGAGTCGCCCCACGGACGCTGGACGCGGTCGGAGAGCGACTTCGTCATTTCAATTGAGTCACGGGCAACACGCTCGTAGCTTTCCAGCAGGTCCTTGGTCTGCTGGGACTCGACGTACTTCCAAAACGCAAGCACGCCAAACGCCACGGTCACAACCAACAGAATCACTACAAGCTCAGCTGTCATTAGACGCCTTCTTACGCGGGGCGGTCTTGCGGGCCGCGGGCCTTGACTCGGCCTTTACAAGGTCAAGCAGCTCCTTCGCGCTCACGTAATGCGGCATAGCTCGCTCCTCGGCAAGCTCCGCCTCAAGCTCGTGAATACGGTCCTGAGCGTACGTCAACTGCTTTGCGGAAGAATCGGTGAGGGGGGCACCCGGTTGCGCCGCCGCGTGGAGGAAGCAAGCCTTGCACGTGAACTTGCGCGCGACCCGTGGGTGCTGAGGGTCAGCACCCGGCCACCTGTCCGGCTGGCAGTAGTTCCACTCCTCGTGGAAATACGGGCCGTTTTCCTCGCCGGACTTCAGGCACCTGTGGCAGCAGTGCGGAAATACGTGGGGGGAAGAAACCCACCGGTCAGCCAACTTGAAGCGTCCTTTGTTGCCGTGATTGGGTATTTTGTACGTTGGTCACACGCTACACGTCGATCCCGAGGAGATTGTACGAGTTGCTCGGCTGCTCGTAGCGCTCTCTCTCGTATTTGTCGATCTCGTCAGGCGTAAGCGGCTTCGTGATCCACGGGTATTCCTGCTCCTTGGGCTTTTCTTCCGGCAGCGGGGCTGCCATCAGCGCGTACCCGAGCGCGTCGAACAGGTGGTCGTTTTCCTTGTGGAACGACTCCTTGGGATCCTGCCCGGTGTTGCTGCGGTTCTCGGCGTACCGAAGACTGACCACCGAGTTCCACGTGCGCCGCGCCCGTCGGCAAAACTGGATTGCCGGGACGGACCCGTCCTTAGTGGCAAGACGTGTGCTCAGGAGCTTCCCGAGACGCAGCGCGCGGGTGCTGGGCTCACGGGTGCTGGGCTGGATTCCGTAGAGACCGAGGTCGCCGTACTCTTCGACGTAGCTCCGGCCCCGGAGACCCTGTACCTGATTACCCGCCGGGTCACCCCAGCGCTGAATACGGTTGGGGTCAAGCTTGAAGTGCTTGTAGATCGCGCGGATCTGGGCGGCGTGCCAGTTGGGCATCTGCTCCTTGGCCTCGTGCTCCGCGAACACGACAATCGGCTCTTCGCCGCTGGGGTGCACCGCGTACCAGACGATTGCCGTCGGGTTGCGGTACCCAAAGTCCCACCCCTCGTAGATCAGGTGGTCCTTTGTCGGCTCCCAGTCGTCAATCACGTGGGTGTTCTCGTCGGCCATCGTGAACACCTGCCCCTCGAACGCGGTCCACGAACCTTGGATATACCGCTCGCGCCACACCGCCGGGTAGTCGGCAAGCAGCGAGTCGAGGTAGTCCTTGGGGAGGTGGGTGTTCTCCGTAGTCGGGGCGTGGAAGTGCTCAAACCCGTCACGGTGTGACTGGACGAAGTTGCGGCGAATCCAGCCACTGGCACCCGGGTTTGTGGTGATCCACAGCCGACGGGGGCTCTTGTAGCGCAGACGGCCCAGAAGGGTCTGGTAGATCTCGTCCGGTACCTCGGACCCCTCGTCGACGTACATCCAGCTGTATTCCGCGGAACGCAGCTTCATTTCGTCGTCAAGGCCGGTAAACAGGATCTCGGACCCGTTGCCCAGTTTCATAATCTGGGTGCGCTGGTTGAAGTCCAGCACGTACGGCTTCTTACGCAGCTGCATCTGGTCCATCTGCTGCCAGAAGGTTCGCTGTGTCGTGGTCTCCAAGTCCTTAAACCGGAGACGCCCGATCATCCCGAAGCTGCCGGGGTACCGGAGTGCGTGGTAGATCGCCTCACGGCACCCGCACAGCGACTTACCGGAACCAAAGCCGCCGGAGTACAGGCGGAACTTTGCCTCGGACCGGTGGAACCTGTCCTGAGCCGGAAGTGGCGTGTAGCCGTCTTGCGAAAGGTCAAGTACGTCGTCGCTCACGTACTGGCTACTTTAAGCCCCCGCTACAAGCGTTTTGGCAACTTGTTCCTGTCTACGGCGTTGCACGGCCGCTTGGAGCGAGGGCACAAGGGTTCTAGTAGTCCTGAAAAAATTGGCTAGGGAACCTAGTCCGGTGTCTCAAAAAACTGGGACAACGTCTCGCGAAACTGGCTTACCCTAGCCGCGTGCAGCCGCTACATATAACTTGGGACCCGGGGCCTGATCCGGGCTACCCCCGGTCCCAAAGTCAACGTAGCGCGCAACAAACACCGCCGGGTTGCGTCACACTGGTTCGCCTGTATCGCTGATTCCCGTTTCCGGTAAACGGGTTTCTGTGTGCTGAGTTGCCAGCAACGCGGCGGCTTCTCACGACGGTTAATGGTCACCGTGGTACTGGTCTCCCACTACGCCTACCTAGTTGCCACGGTGGTTGCTGCGCGTGTCCAGCACCACTCCCACTACGTCCTCGTCCTCCTGTGCCTAGCCGCTTGACTCAGTTGCCACGCAACAGCCACGGAGTCAAGTACCCCGCTTGACACCGCGGCTGTCACGTGGCGTCGCTTTAGGTGCCGCTTCGGCACCAACACCTACACAGGAGAACGCACCGTGATCACCACCGAAGTCGTACAGAGCCGCATCGCCCTGTGGGAGCAGTTCACTCCCGAGTCCACTTCGCTTCACGCGCGCATATACCGCACGCACCTCGCAGACGCGGTCTCCTACGTCGTTCTCGCGTCCTACAAGCCCATGCAGGTGCTCCAGCAGGAGCGTAACCGCCGAGACGGCGGCTCCCGCGCAGACTGGGCCAAGCGCGCCCGTCGCGCGTACTCGCACTCCAACCCCAAGGGATGGTGACCACCGTGTCCCGCATCACTGTTCGCTTCGGCGACGCTTACCTCAACTTCGGTTTCGACCGAGCGTTCAACGGCTACTGGGGCGACATCGTGCCGCGCCACGACAACCCCGACGAACTGCCGAGCCACGAGTTCCCCGACGGGTACCCGCTCAACATCGCGGCCTCGCTGGAGCCGATCCTCGCCTCCTTCGAGGCCGCTGGCTACCGGATCCCCGCCACGGCCATCATCGCGCTGCGCGGCGCTGGCCACTCGTGGGGCGACCAGATCCTGTTCACCCCCGACGGAAAGAAGGTGTAGACGTGGGCGTTATCGAACACATCGAGCGCAACTGGGTCCTGTACCTGACCGCGTTCCTCGTCACCGGCGCCATCGTGGTGTGGGGCCTCATGTTCTACGAGTGGGCGAACCTGCCCACGTGCCAGACGGTGGCCGAGTACAGCACGGGGCTTGAGCGCCCCGAAGGCTCGCGCTACCGCGAGACCGTGGGGGACCTTCGGTACGACTGCCGAGTCCCCAAGTACCTGCCCACCCGATAGCGCAATTCACAACCCAGCGTCTCCTAAATCAAAAGCGAAAGGAAACACCGTGTCCGTTATCGCTCCTGAGTGGCGTCTCGTATCCTTCGACGCGCCCGAGCGGCTCGGCCCCAACGCGACGTGGCTCACCCCGGGCGTGCCCGTGTGGTGCGCCCGTATCGACCCCGCGTTCACGGCTGGCCGAAGTTGGTTCGTGATCTCGCGCCGTGGCGACCACGAGTTCACCCTCCGGGTGCCGAG